TTCAAGGAATATCAGGAACACATGGTATCATATTTCCCGATGGTGGAAAACAAGTGAAAGCAGCATTACCGGGGGGACAATCGACCCACGTCGGATCGCACAATCCTAATTCAACATATGGGCAAACGATATGCCAACTCCACTTCGACGGACTTAACAATAGTACCACTTTTGTGGATAGTTCATATGGATCTCCTGTTATCATAACGAGAGTTGGTGATGCTAAAATTTCAACGGCACAGTCCAAATTTGGTGGATCCAGCTTGTATTTGGATGGAACGGGAGATTATTTACGGTGCGATTTGCCCACTATGATTGGAACTAACGATTTTACTATAGAATTTTGGGCATACCCAACAGGAACCCTAGATAGTAAAGGATTGTTTATGCTATCGAACGATGGCATATCACCAGAATTTATGCGGATATATACCTCCACTGGAACTAAACTTTCGTTCAAAAGTAGTAGTGGTGTAGCAGTAGCTTCAACAAACACCTATTCAGCAAACCAATGGCATCACATTGCTGTAACTAGGTCAGGAGGAACATATAAGACGTTTATAAATGGAACATTGCAATTTTCACAAGCAAACGTGGAAAACATCACATCAACAACTGCTTATTTGGGAATATACGCTAGCACATCTGGATATAACTGGACTGGATACATAGATGAATTCCGCATCGTAAAAGGGACCGCTGTATATACTGCTAACTTTACCCCTCCAACGGCACCATTTATTGATACTAGTCTTGCGTCATCTATTGGTGCGGTTCAATTCAACAAAAATAGTGAATTTACGGGAGAACTAGATTTCGTATGGGATGATCTCAACAACCGGTTAGGGGTCAACGTTGCAACTCCAACGGAAACTTGTCATATTAAAGATGGAAATATTAAAATTGAAGGAACACCAGGAACACACGGAATTATATTTCCTGATGGTACAACGCAAACTGTTGCAGGAGCTCCCAAATATGCTACTATTGTAACAGAAGCAGGCACCACCAAAGTTCTTGCTTTATCAGATGTATCAGCTTGGGTCAGGTTTACATCTGCAACAGATGTAACGCTTACGGTTCCATTAAATGCAACAGTAGCATTTCCTGTTGGGACCTCGATAAGTGGCTATCAAATTGGTGCTGGAGAGGTCATCATTTCCCCAGAGGGAGCTGCTGTCATCAACATTCCAACTGGCTTCATTGCTAAGACGAGAGGGCCAGGGTGCGAATTTAAATTAGTTAAAGTTGCTACAAATGAGTGGGACCTCCTTGGAGATTTAGCTACTTCATAGTATACAACAAAAGGCAACTCTGTCTAAAATAATCATAAATATTAGCGTTAGGGATATTTTCTCTAACGCTTGACATGATTAAAAACCCTGTCTAAAATAATTAGAAGTGAACGGACTTTTAGGTTCATTAGACGTAGTAAAAAATAATAACAATTAGAAGAGAATTAGGAGACGATAAAAATGACACAAACTCTCGAAAGCCTTCGGGCACAAGTTGGTGGTTCCGAAAAAGAAGAAAAGACCACTTTCGTATCAAACTACTACCCCTTTTGGAATATGAAATCAGGCGAACGAGCAATTGTTCGTTTTCTTCCTGATACCAACCAACAAAATCCACGCGGTTTTCTTGTCGAAAAGATCTTTCACAATCTTGTGATTAACGGCAAGAAAAAAATGGTTCCTTGTTTATCCATGTACGGGGAAGAATGTCCAATTTGCAAACTATCCCAAGCATACTACAAGGCTAAGGATGAGCCCAATGGGAAGAAATATTGGAGGAAGAAGCAATACATTGCACAAGCTCTTGTGGTAGAAGATCCACTACCAGCCGATGAAGAAGGGGAAAAACATCAAGGCAAAGTACGATTTTTTGCTCTTGGCTATCAAATTTATAACATCATTAAAGAAGCATTTGCGGCTACTGATGATGGGTTGGAAAGCATTCCGTACAATACTCATGATGGTTATGATTTTATCATCAAGAAAAGCGAAAAAGGTGGATATGCTGATTACTCCGTTGGAACAAAGTTCTATTCGAAGCAACGGGGATTATCGGAGAATGAAATTGAAGTTGCTACCGAAAATTCAATTTCACTAGAAACTCTTCTGCCAAAGAATCCAGGAGTTGCAAAAATTCAAGCAATGTTGGATGCTGATGTGAATGGGGAAGATTTCCAAGAAAATGATTCGAATAATGATGACGATGACTTTACCCCTCCAGCAAAACCGGCTGCTGCTCCAAAGCCTAGCAGTGCTCCACCCGCAGTTACCGACGATGATGACATTGACGCCATGCTGGCTGTAGTTAAAGCTCGTAGAGCTGCTGCTGCCAAGAAAGCTCCTGTTTCGTTTGATGACGACGACGATATTCCTTATTAATTTTGGATGGTAAAAAAGGAGGCTATAGCCTCCTTTTTTCTTTTTGGAGTACTAAACATGGCAGTAAATTTGAATTTTATAAAAGATTTTGACAAAGAACTAGCTTCAATGAAAGGAATTGGTACATCTAGCCTACCTCCTAGATATTGGTATAGCACGGGAAATTATTGTTTAAATCGTATTATTTCCGGTAGTTTCACCAAAGGCATACCACAAGGAAGAATCACCAACCTCGCTGGATCAAGTGGATCAGGAAAGAGTTTTTTGGCGGCAAACATCGTTAGAGCTGCTCAGCAAGCAGGGGCGTATTGCTTGGTTATTGATAGTGAAAATGCGCTTGATGATGAATTTATGACGAAAATTGGGGTAAATGTCCATGAGGGATACAAGTACGTGGAAGTTTCCACTATACCCCAAGTGACAAAGATTGTGTCATCTTTCTTATCTGGTTACCAAAAGCAAGTGGGAGAGGCAGTAGATGCACCCCAAGTGTTCATCCTAATTGATTCGTTAGATATGTTAATGACAGAAACAGAATTAGATCATTACGACAAAGGGGTATCAAAAGGTGATCAAGGACAACGCAACAAACAATTAAAAGCAATGTTGCGGACGTTTATCCAAGATATCAAACGATTAAACGTGGCGATGGTATGTACATCGCAGGTGTATAAGAATCAAGATGTTACCAACGGCGAAGGTATTTGGATTGTATCCGATGCTGTAAAATACGCTCCTTCTCAAATTGTGATGTTATCCAAATTAAAACTCAAGGATGGGGGAGAAGTTGGGTCCAAAATTATCGGCATTCGCATGAAATGCGAAGGATATAAGACACGATTCACAGCACCTTTCTCGGTTGTTATTATAGAAGTACCTTATGACACTGGCATGAACCCATACTCAGGGTTACTAGAAACCGCGATTGAGCTTGGGGTAGTACACAGGAACGGAGCATGGTACGTGACTGATGGCGTTGAAGGTAATTGGCGTGGTGGGGATATCGCAAAACATGCTGATGCCATTTTAGCAAAGTGTGAACTAAAAGTTGATCAACGACTGTTTGGTTTATACGATGTGAATGATGAAGATGAATCAGGAGACGATGAAACCCAAAAGAGTAAACGACGAGCAAAAGCAACTCAATAAAAAATGCCCCTTAGGGGCATTTTTTATTAATTGTAGTGCAATCACTGTTGACTATACTACAATTTTATTGTATAATCAATTATTGATAATAACAATGTAGAAAGCATATAGTATGTCACTTACCATAAAACAAGCAGATCAACAAATCCGCGATAATTTAATTGTTAAGCATTTTGCTGGATCTTACGCCTACGGCACAAGTCTTCCTACGTCTGATGTAGATTTCAGAGGAATTTTTGTAGCAGACCCTGCGAACATTCGTACTCCATTTTATCCCATCCGTGAAGTGGACGACCAAACAGAAGAAGACACAAAAATTTATGAATTGAACCAATTCATGAAATTATGTTTGGATTGTAACCCCAATATAATTGAAACTCTATGGGTTAGATATGAGGAAATAACATATTCGTCATCAGCGTATGAACTATTACGAAAAGCTGCTCCCCAACTACTGAGTTCTAAGATCGCATTTACTACATCAGGATACGCAATTTCTCAACTCAAGCGTATCAAGGGGCATAACAAATGGATCAATAATCCACAGCCTGAACAGGCTCCACAACAAGTGGATTTTGTTTCATTGGTTCATAATTTTACCACCGCTCAAAAATTTAAAATAAATCTCCGTGACTTTTACGAAAATCATAGATTGGTTCCATACAGTAGTAATACGTTTGGTTTATACCAAATGAATGGATATCATCCATTTAATATAACGTCAGGTAATTTAAATATTGATTATGAGGGTGATTCACATGCTTTGGGTACACCATTGTACATAATCAAATTTAACAATGATGTGTATACCACACAAAAAGAACAATGGAGCCATTACTGGACTTGGAAGAAAAACCGTAATGTCGCCCGGAGCAAACTTGAGGAAGAACATTCATTCGACACGAAACATGCCATGCACCTCGTCAGATTATTGAGGATGGGAGAAGAAGCACTAACAACTGGTATAATCAACGTATATCGGCCTGACGCTGCCGAACTATTATCCATCCGCAATGGAGCTTGGACATATGAAGAAATCATAAAATATGCCGAAGATTTAGATAATCATATCCGACAGGACCTTTACCCCGTAACCAATTTACCAAAGTACCCAGATGTTAAATTGGCAGCATCTTTAATTCTACAAATACAGGACATGGTATGGACTCAGAACAAGTAACACAAGCGGAAAAACTCGTTGAATTATTTGATCAACGTGATGTATTAAACAAAATTGCAACAATAGCAATTTTTGATTACTTACGAGATCCAATCCTCGGATATTTAGCCACCTTTTTCCAATGTGATGTTGATTCAATATCGTGGGAAACCGTTGACCTAGATATTCCTGTCATGATTATTTCATGTACCATTAATTATGACACCGTTGATCAAATCCCAAAATTCATGGACGTGTTAGCTCCACACAAAGCAAACACAGAAAGTGCCTTAATACGGCCTGTTACTATGCGAGTCCCTATTGCTTTGATGTTTACTACTGCTGAAAAAGCACAAGAGTTTCTAATGCAATTGACTGACCTTGCGATGGAACAAGCCACCCACGAACCTCAACATACCACCGTCACCACAACCAATAACGATGATTTAACAGATGAACAACGTCTCATGATATTACACTTACAAAAACAACATTCAGGAGTAATACATTGAGAAGTTTTAAGCAACGTCCAATCTCTCAACGCGAACCCTCTACGGTCAAAAGCATCACAAACAGCAACAAATTTTTCTCGTAATTCATCGATTTCTAAAAATAAAGCATACATCCGCAGATACTTATCTTCATTATCTATGTATTTGTCTTTTGTGCGGTCAGGCAGTGCTCTTGAATATTCTTCTGTGTATGTTTTAAATAATTCGCCACGAATGGCGTCTACGCGAGCACTGAAATATTTTGCGAGTTTGGTTATTTCCGCCTTTCGTACTCCATAGAAAATAGGCCAAGCACATTGGTCTTTTAATGCTTGACTGCCAGTTTTTCCTTTTATAGCTAGTCGCGATTCAGCATCTACAATATCTGCTTCGTATTCAGAAATGATATCAGGCAAAGCTCGCTTGATATTGTCCCAATCGCCAGATACACTGGATAGTGTTATCAATGTA